TGGCGGAGCTGTCCTCTATGAAGTATAAATACGATAGCGGCGGGAAGCTCCAGATTGTCGATCCTGACAAGTCGCCTGACTTTGCTGACGCTCTTGCATTGGCATGTTACGGCCCAATCATTTCAGCCCAAAAATTAGGTGCGGCAATGGTGGATATATGGTAAAATTTACAGAAACACAGATCAACATGATGAAAAAGCACATTGAAAAGGGGCTGACCGTTGTTGAGGTTGCCTATGAGATGGGCCCAGATGTCAGCTACCAAGTAGTCCAGTATTATAAGAAGAAGTTTGATAAGCAATAGGAGGTGTATTAAAAAAAAGTGCCGTTTCTTTTAATATCGGCACTTCTTATTAAAGTTTCTTTTAATATGTCGTATATATACCACATATTACACGAAAGGGATATATACACAGCCACCCTAATACAATCATGGCAAACAGACCAATAGGAGGAGAATAAAATGCCTTTTTATGGAAACCCTGATTATATGGAAGTAAGGATGGGGCCGGAGTTTAAACCCAAGAGGAGGCACTTTGGCACACACTTTGGCACATGTGAAAACTGCAACAAAAGCAGGATGGTCACAGATGAGGAAGGGCACGAACTATGTGCCACATGTAGAATAAAAATTGCTTTGAGGTGATTTAAATTAATTTTTTTAATTTACCAAAGTTGCCTTTTGACGAGTATTGTGGTGATGAGGATGATGAAGAAGGTGAAGACGAACTGGAGCTCACAAGGTATGCAAAGAGAAGGTGGGTGGAAGAGCATGAAGCCAACTAAAAAGAATAGGATTGCAGAAGTGTCAGATGAGTTGTTTGAGGAGCTGAAGATGGAAAAGATTATGGAGGATTATTATCTGGATTTGAGGGCTGAGGGGGATGAGCGTGATGAGTAAGATGGCGGAGCTTGATAGGCAAAGAGGGGAGTATGAAAAGATAGTCGCAATTTACACATGGTTCTTTCCCAAGCAGGAAGGGATTCCAATCCCTGAAAAGTATTATAATTTAAACCAGATAGTGGGCCTTTTGAGGGAGCACAAGAACGAGCCGGAAGTCGTGCAGTTCATTGCTGACATGTTAGAAATATAATTTTATACTTTCTTTTTCCATAACACATATAAACTTTTTTGTATATTAGTATACTATTAGATGTCTTCTTTTCTTGAGAGGGTTTTCCCATCAAGGCAAACCTTGGCCTCGCTGCAGTCAAAGGTGACATCGCTTGAAAAGGAGCTTAGGCTCGTCGGCGATGGAACAAACAGCTACATCGTGGAGGAATACGAATCAAAGTTTGCCAAACCGTCAAAGAGCAGGATACTCCAATACTGCGAGCACTCTGCAATAGTCCAGCCTATACACAATGCGATAATAAGGGAAGTCACAAACGCCGGCTGGGAAATAAGACCTCTTTTTAACTACAAGTGCCCGAATTGCGAGGAAACATTTGACGAGAAACCGACAGGGGAAGACGGAGCAACGGAGGGCTTGTGCCCTTACTGCCAAACCCCCGTCATTGAACCCGATCCAAGACAAAAAAAGACATTGGAAAACTTTATCGACAATCCAAACCCTGACCACGACCTATACGAGATAATCAGGTCGGCGTTGAAATGGGTTCTTGCGATTGACGATTATTACATTTCTGTTTCTTATATCCGAAAGGACAAGAAAGGCAACTTCGTCATAATGGAAACGCCGCAGGCTCTATATGTCGAAAATGCCCTTTTTATCGAACCCCACACAGGCGACGATGAATACTTCTGCCCAATCTGCAACTTCACCGGCGAGAAGCATACTTCGACAGAGCCCGGCATTTGCCCGACACACAAGAAGGAGCTCTGGAAGACTGCTTATACGTTGACATCAGGCGGAAGAACTGAAAGGCGATACTCCAAGAAAGAGATTATCGAAGGCCACTTCAACCGCATGCTGCCCAACACCAAAGGGACACCAATCCTAAACGCCTGTATCAACCAGATTGAAGCCACAATGAACCTTGACCTGTTGAAGCGTGACACCTTTGAGAAGGGGACGCTTGCGAAGATTTTCGCCTTTGAGGGTTACACTCAGGACGAGGTCAACGAGCTCCAAAGAAGCATCACATCAATGGCCGAGAAATCAAGGTCAAAGAAGTCAAAGGTATTCAACCTGTTCTTGGGCAACTCAAAGGGAAAGGTCGAGATTCATGACGTGCTCTCCGATCCTTCCAAATTGCAGGAGCTTGAGTGGCACAAGTATTATCGTGATATCCTTTTATCAAACTATGGCGTTACGCCAGTATTTGCAGGGACAGTTGAATCTGGGAAAGCTGGCAATAACCCGATGCTCCAGATTGACGTAATGGCCGACACCACGAAAGCTTGGATGAAACCTATTGAAGAACCCTTCAACGTCACACTTCTCCCCCCTCTTGGAATCACCGATTGGTATTTCTCATTCTGCGAGATAGAGAACGAGGATGACGAGCACAAGGCGTTGTTGGAGAAGATGAAGGCGGAAACTTACGCCATCTATGCAAACGCCGGTTACGACGTTGAGATTTCGGCAGACGGGAAGTTCAAACCCACAAAAGCGGAGCGTATTGTCTACGAGGAAGAAGTCCCTGATGATTTTCTCAACTTCTTTCAGTTCGGTAAAAAAAAAGGGTTAGAGAAGTCGTGGCACGATTACATCCCTGACAAGCTGCTTGACGACATCATGGCCGCCTTAGAGTCCATTTCAAACAAATACGGGAAGAATATACAAGACATCATCACTTCACAATCACAGTCACTTGACAGATCCAAACTTACACGAGAGATTGAAGCTGAAATAATGGACTCGGCGAAAGCCTTTGATGTAACATTGAAGCATTACCTTTTCCCAATATTCCAAGAAGGATATCTAAAAATATTCAGGGAATACAACAAAAAGCTGTCAAAGGCCGACCTTGATCCTTACGCACTCGCATATTTGCAGGAATACTTTGACCGGTATGAAACACCTTTCATGAAAACATGGACAACAAAGGAAAAGCAAAAGATTTTCGAAATTATCGAGGAAGAGGCGCTCAAAGGTTACAACTGGACAAGGGTAGCCAAGAGGCTCTCCGAATACTTCAGGACCAGAGACTCTTATTACTGGAGGATGGTGGCAAGGACCGAGGGCACTAGGGCATTCATTGAGTCCGGAAATGCTGCCGCAAAGGAGCTTGGCTATTCTGAGAGAAGGGTGATCTTCAGGGATGATGGGTACGGGTGCGAGTCCTGCGCTGAAGCCTCTGAAAAGGGGTGGCACGGTATAGATGAGAATCTCCCTGAAGGGAAGATCCCTTTTCACCCGCACTGCAGGTGCTACTATGAATACAGGACGCAAGAGATGAAAGAGGAGGGCTACGGGGGAGCATGATATACTTCAGAGTTGAGGTTCACGATGACAAGATTAGGGAAATACTCGCAAAGTTTCCTTCCGAGGCTGCAAAGATTGTTCAATCTGAGATACACTCTTGGGCACTTCGAACTTCAAACCTTGCAAAGAGAAGAGCACCTTACAGGACAGGAAATTTGGCCCAGTCTATAATGGGCTACCGATACGGAACTGGAGCGGCAGTTTCGGCCAATGTTGACTACGCAAAATACGTCGAACCGCCGCCTCTCGGTGTGCCAATGACAAGGCCAATGACAAGGACACAGTATCTCTACAACTCGGCAATGGAAGAAGTTGACCGGATGATTGACAGGATATCGCAGAAATTATTGAAACTAATAGGTGAGTAAATGGACTTCACTTTCACAGGGGAATTTTACAAGCTTGACGAAAACGACAGGCTTTTTATCTATGGCCCGGCATCAGCCGAAATTCTTGACACGCAAGGCGACATAATAGAGATTGATGCCATAAAAAAGGCGTTACCCCAGCTACTGAAAAGGGCTCGGGTTACAGTTGACCACAAGGATCAGATAGTGGGCGAGATAATCGAGTCCTACACCAAGGCCGATTTGACCTTCAAGACGGAGGTTCGTTTGCCCACAGATGACGAGCTCTCAAAGTTTAGCAAACTTGAGAAGGCAAAAGAAGCGTTGTTTGTCCTTGCGGAAATATGGAACGACACCAAATATTGTTCAGAGATTAGAAAGGCAATTGAAAAGGGCCAATACCGCTCATACTCAATTTCAGGCAACGTGGTCAACTCTCGACCATGCAAGTCTGATGAGAACTGTGCAAGGATTGTTTCAGACCTAAATTTATCGGCAGTAACAATCTGCCAGAATGGAGCAAATCCGGCTGCACAGTTTGACATCCTCAAAGAGGAGAATAACATGACAGAGGAAGCAAAGAAAACCGAAGAAACAAAGGTCGAGGTCGAATTTGTAACAAAGTCCGACTTTGAAACCTACAAGGCAGAAATGCAATCAAAGCTTGAGCCTCTTTCAAAGATTGATGAGATTTACGACCTACTCAAAGCAAAGAAAGAGGAAAAACCAAAAGAGGAGCCACAAGTCGCAAAGGAAGAACCAAAACCTGAACCAAGCGAAGGGCTCAAAATAAAGGTCGAAAAACTGGAAGAGGAACTCAAAAAGTTCATGGACGAGTTCAAGCCAGTCCAGACATCAGCAGATGTTGAAGCAAAAGAACCAACGGTTGACGAGATTGTTAAATCCCTATCAAGGATTAAATTCGAATAAAGGTGAAAAAAATGGTAACACCACTATTTAAAAGTTACGAAGCAATGCTTGACTATTATTACTGGAAACCTCTAAAAGATTCCGGTTTTGATGTCAAAGTTTTACAAAAAGCATCAAAGATAAGCGAGCTTGACGAGGAGATAGAAAGGTTTGAGCTAAAGAAATCTGACGCCCCCGTCATTACATCAACTA